GGATTATATGTTACTTCCCAAGAATGAACGGCGTGATTTGAACGCCACCAAAAAGAAGGTTATTTGGGTGTATGGCGCACCTTTCAGCGGAAAGACCTTCTTTGCAAACGCTTTCCCTGATCCGCTGATGCTGAACACTGATGGCAACATCAAGTTTGTGGATGCCCCTTACATTGCCATTCGTGACACCGTTACCGTGGAAGGTAGAATCACCAAGCGTCAGCTTGCGTGGGAAGTGTTCAATGACACTGTTACCGAACTGGAAAAGAAGCAGAACGATTTCAAAACCATTGTGGTTGACCTTCTGGAAGATGTTTATGAGGCTTGCCGTGTTTACATCTGTGATCGTCAGGGCTGGAAGCATGAATCTGATGATTCTTTCCGGGCTTGGGATATGGTCAGAAGTGAATTCCTGAACACCCTGAAGCGCCTGATCAATCTGGATTATGAAAACATCATCCTGATCAGCCATGAGGACAGAACCCGTGATCTGACCCGCAAAAGCGGCGATAAGATCAGTTCCATCAAGCCCAATCTTCAGGATAAGGTTGCCAATAAGGTTGCCGGTATGGTGGATCTTGTGGCCCGTATCGTGGCAGATGATAATGAACGGGTGCTTTCCTTCAAGACTTCTGAAGTGATCTTTGGCGGTGGGCGCTTGACCGTCAGAAACAAGGAAATCCCCCTTTCCTATGCCAACTTCTGTGAAGTGTATGAGGAAGCCAATCAGAAGGCCGCTGGTGCCGTTCAGCGTGGCGGTAATGTAGTTACTACCCCTGACCCTGAAAAGCCTGACAGCGGCGAACAGCGCACCGGAAGAAAGGGCAGAAAGGCCAAGGCTGAAGAAGCCCCGGCACCCGCTGAAGAAGTGCCTGTTGCCCCTGAAGATGAATTCCCGCCTTGGGAGGGTGACGAGGAACCCACCAATCTTCCCGCTTGCCCTGATGCTGAACGGATCATGAAACAGCATGAGGACAACCCCGAAATTCCCCTGTGCAAGAGCCTGACCGATGCCGGTTGTTGCACCAAGGAAGGCGGCCCCGATGGTTGCCCCCTGTGGGATCGCCCCAAGGCTGAAGAACCCACCCCCAAGATGGATGTGAACCCGCCCCGCCGCACCCGAAAGAAGCGTGAGGAAGCATGAGGAAAATAAACCCTTGCCCCTTCGTGATCAGCCTGAAGGATGGTAAGCCGGTTACACTGTTCAAGTTTGAAGATTTCCTTGAACTTGTGGATCAGCACATGGGTTTTGATTCGGCCCGGTGGTTGCGTGAATATGTGGAACAGCTTGATTCCGCCGCCGATTACACCACGGCCAAGATTGAAACCGATCTGACCAACTATGAAGCTACCCTTGATAGCAACCGGAAAGCCTTTCAGGATATTCAAGCGGAAGCTGAAGCAATCACAGCCGTTCTTCAGGGTTCCCGGCTGGATCGCCGCAAGATCACTAATTCCATTAGGGAAATTGGAACCATTATTTCTAATCAGATATAGGAGGTAAACCCAATGAAGCGTTTCAAAGAAGAAATGGAAAAGCGTGGCCTTTTCCGCAAGATCAAGGTGTGTGCTAACCTGATCCCCCCCCCCGCCTGATGCGGAATCCGCTGAAGCGGTAAGAGAACTTCACAAATGCGCCGCCCGTGAAGCTATCATGATGTATGCCCGGAAGGATGAAGAATTCTGTGATCTCATGATGGATGCGGCGTTGGATCACCTGATGGATTCCATTCTGACGGATGATCTCTTTACCCCTGATGCGGGGTTCATTCCCACCGCAGAGGAACGGGCCAACATGGACAGAGCCAAGGCCACCGCTGAAGCGCTGACCAGCTTGTTTGATGGTTTGGCCGGTTTTCTGAAACATATCTAAAAAAAAACTACTTAATGGAGGAAATGTAAAATGGCTATTGATTTTGATAAGATCGACAAGAGCGTTGACCTGAAGGGCCTTCAGGCTGATGTGGAGGAAGCAAAGAAGAACGGCGGCGGTGATTTCCCCACCATTCCCGCTGGTAAGTATGAAGTGAAGCTGGAAAGCATGGAAATCAAGGGAACCAAGAAGGATAACCGCCCCATGCTGTCTGTGTCCTTCAAGATCCTTTCCGGTGAGTACAAGAACCAGCGCCTTTTCATGAACCGTGTTCTGTACGGCACCAAGAACGATAAGAACATGATCGCTTCCGCTATCGGTTTCCTTGATAAGCTGGATTCCGGTGTTCCCGTCAGCTTCACCAGCTACAAGCAGTTCGCCCAGCTTGTTCTTGATGTAGCTGAAGCCATTGATGGTAAGTTGGAATATGCGGTGGATTATGATGATTCCCGTTTCAATTCCATCACCGTTGATGAAGTTTTCGAGGTTGAATAAGCAACCAAAATTTTTTATAATAGAAGTGTCCTAAAAGACACTTTGGCCGGGGTAATCTCGCCCCGGCCACCTTGCCACCAATGCTGAAGCCTTCCCGTGGCGGTGGTGTTTCGACTGATTCAGCAAAAGTATTTAGAAAGTGGGTGAAACGATGATCTTTTATGACTTTGAGGTTTTCAAATATGATTGGCTGGTTGTGCTGATCGACCTGAACGCCAAGAAGGAAACTGTGATCATCAATGACCCTGATCAGCTTCAACGGTTTTATGAACGCCACAATGGGGAAATTTGGGCCGGTTACAACAGCCGAAATTATGACCAATACATCCTTAAAGGGATTCTGTGTGGCTTCAATCCCAAGTTGGTGAATGATTGGATCATCGTGGAGGATAAACCCGGTTACAGGTTTTCCACATTGTTCAGGAATTACCCCCTGATCAATTATGATGTAATGCCCAATCCGCCTATCAGCCTGAAAGCGTTGGAAGCCTTCATGGGCCATTCGATCAAAGAAACCACCGTTCCCTTCGATATTGACCGGCCATTGACGGAAGCGGAGATTCAGGAAACGGTGACATATTGCCGCCATGATGTGGAAGAAACCGTTGAAGTGTGGTTACGCCGCAAAGAAGATGAATTTGATGCCCAAATGTCACTTGTGAAGGCGTTCCATTTACCCATTGGGGATATTGGCCGAACCAAGGCCCAGCTTTCCGCCAAGATCCTTGGAGCCATTCAGAAGGATCACAATGATGAATTTGAAATTGAATTCCCGGACACCTTGCGGATTGAAAAATACACGGAAATTCTGAATTGGTATAAAAATCCCCTGAACCGTGATTATTCCAAATCCCTTGAAATTGATGTGGCCGGTGTTCCCCATGTGTTCGCTTGGGGTGGGCTTCACGGGGCTATTCCCAAATATGCCGGTGAAGGCTGGTTCGTCAATGTGGATGTGGCTTCCTACTATCCTTCTTTGATGATCCGTTATAACTGGCTTTCCCGGAATATTGCTGATCCATCCAAGTTCAGCATGATTTATGATACCCGCCTGAAGCTGAAGGCGGAAAAGAACCCCATGCAACAGCCCTATAAGATCGTTCTGAATTCCACTTACGGCGCTATGAAGGATCGCCACAATGCCATGTATGATCCCCGTCAGGCCAACAATGTTTGTGTTGGTGGTCAGCTTCTTTTGCTGGATCTGATTGAACGGTTAGAAGATCACTGTGAAATCATCCAGAGCAACACAGATGGTATCTTGGTCAAACTTCGCCGGTATGAAGATTTCGAACTGATTGATGATATTTGTTGGGAGTGGGAAGAAAGAACCGGGATGCGCCTTGAATTTGATGAATTCCAGCGTGTTTTCCAGAAGGATGTGAACAATTACCTGATTGTTCCCGCTGGCCCTTTGCGTGACGAAAAAGGGAAGCCCCGCTGGAAATGCAAGGGCGCTTATGTGAAAAAACTTTCTGATTTGGATTATGACCTTCCGATTGTCAACCGGGCCATTGTGAACTTCTTCCTTCAGAACATCACACCGGAAGAAACCATTTTGACCTGTGACAGCTTACGGGATTTCCAAAAGGTTGTGAAGGTTTCCAGCAAATATAAATACGCCCTGTATTCCCCCACAATCACCTTGGAGAAGATCAGGGATGAAAAAGGCCGATCCAAAACCGTGAAGAAATTCACCGGTGGAGAAGTTCAAACTGATGCCACATTCCGGGTGTTCGCTTCCAAGGATCACCGGAAGGGCGGTTTGTTCAAGGTTTCGGGGAAGATTGTGAAGGGCCGGGAAAAGAACCCTGAACAGTTCGCCAAT